TAACTTATTAGGTATAGAGAATTTTATTGTGGCAGTAGTAACTAAACTAGCGGCATCAACCCTGGTTTACAACATATCAAGTGTCTCCGCTCCAGCTATAACCAATGCAGCTAGTGGAGATTTATTAACATCAGAAATAACTGTATCAATCCTAACGAGCTGGAGTTAAAATGAGCACACATGAAGAAGACTTAGCCTTCTTAAAAAAGACAGGCCAAATAGCAAGCGCACCAAAACCAACTGCACAAACTAAGAAAGACGAGGAATAACAATGGCAATCTATTTAAATAATAACGTAGGTGTTAAGTTGGCTACCGCTGCTGCACCTACTACACCTTCAGTTGATATCAGCGCATTCGTTACGAACGCTGTAATTAACCAAATCGTAGATGAGTTAGAAGTAACCGCTATGGGTGACACAGCACATAAATTTGTTGCTGGTCTACAATCAAACACATTCCAATTAGACGTAATCAACGACTGGGCAGCAAACCAAATTAACGACACACTTAGAGGCGCATTTGGTCTAACATTGGCAGTATCAGTGATTACTGTTAAGGGCACTGCCGTATCAGCCACCAACCCAACTTACCAATTCTCAATTTTGGTCAACAATCTAACCCCAATAGGTCAAGGCGGCGTTTCAGAAATTGCCACGTCAAGTCTGTCCTTTACTGTAAACTCCGCAATAACAGTGTCATCATCGGTGGCATTCTAACTAAGGAGTAATAATGGCAAAGCTAAAGATAACAAGGGCTAATGGTGAAGTATCAGAGCACAAGATAACACCAGGTGTCGAGTACGCTTTCGAGTTAAAACGAGGTATGGGAATTAGCAAGGCCTTGCGTGAAGATGAGAAGCAATCAGATATATTTTGGTTAGCTTGGGAATGTTTACGCAGGGCTGGCGCTCAGGTATCTCTATCGTTTGATGAGTTTATTGACAGCTTAGATACTGTCGAGGTATTAGACGAAGAAAAAAAATAACACAGCGGGATTCAATCCTTTACAGCATCGCACAGCTGAGCGTAGAGACTGGGATACCGCCTAGAGAGTTTATTGATATGGATAGCGAAATGTATGCCGCAATCATACAAGTCCTAACCGACAGAGCTAAGGAGATCCGAAATGCCAGCAGAAGTCGTAGGCGTTAATGATGTCCTAAAAGGTTTGTCTTTTATTGATGAAGATATGTATAAGCGCATACGTGATGCAGTAACTCCAGAGATGATACAGGTCGAGTCTAAGGCAAAGGCTGACGTGCCTAGCAAAGTCTTATCAGGCTGGATGAAACCTATATCATCTAAAGTTGATTATCGCCCATTTCCCAAATACGACGAAGCCAATGTACGTGGTGGCATCGGTTACAAAGAGGGAAAAAATAGATTATTTAAAAATGGCTTCCAAGTAGAAAATTATGTTTACAACATTAGCGCTGCTGGTCGTATTTATGAAACAGCAGGCAGAAAAAACCCACAAGGCAGAGCACCTATTATGAGCACAACTTTAAAAGAGTTAGGCAACATACAAGGATACGAAGGCAAGAAATCAGGCAAGAAACGATCTACCCGTGATTACAGCTCTAATAATCCTTTTGCTGGCTATCAGTTTGTTAGCGCATTAGAGCCTGTTACTTCTCAACCTAAGATAAAGGGAGTTAGATCTGGTGGCACAAAAACCAAGGGTCGACTCATATACAAAGCCTTTGCTAACCGCAGTCCTAAGATATACCAAGCAATCTTAAACGCTATAAATGCAACCGCTGTTAATTTTAACAAAGCAACAGAGATAAAGAAGGCAGTGTAATGGCCAACGTAGTAGTCTCGGCACTCGCCACCTGGAATGGCAAAGCCCTTAAAAAAGCCAAGCAAGATGTAAACGTTTTTAGCAAAGAAGTAAAAAGTTTAGGTAGGGCATTTGGCGTAACCTTTAGCGCAGCAGCTATTGTTGGTTTTAGTAAAAAAGCAATTAAAGCATTTACTGACGATCAGGCCGCAGCAAAACGTTTACAATTACAGCTTGAAAATACTGGCAACGCTTTTAGGGTAGACGAAGTTGAAGGCTATATAAAGAGTTTAGAAAAAACTAACGCCATACTTGTCGATCTAAGAGGGCCATTTCAAACATTATTAAACCTTACTGGCTCAGTTGATCTGGCTCAGCGATCACTAGAATCTGCTTTAAACATATCGGCTGGCACAGGCGAAAATTTAAATACTGTTATATCTGCTATTGCTAGTGGCATTAGAGGTCAAACGAAAGCAATTAAAAACCTTAATACAGGTATAGATGCCAACATAATTGCTAGTGGCGATATGAACAAAATTATGGAAGCTTTAGACAAACGCTTTAGCGGCCAAGCAGCCGCCAGGTTAGATACCTATGCTGGCAAAATGGATGTATTAAAAAAAGGTGCAGACGAAGCAACTAAGGCAATCGGTACAGGTTTAGTAGATGCGCTGTCTATGCTAGGTAAAGATGACAGCATACAAAACGCAGCAGAGCAGATGGAAAATTTTGGCACAGCTATTGGCAACGTTATTGCTGGTTTAGCTGAGTTGATTAGAAGATCAGATAAATTAATAGCAGTTAATAATGAAGGTAAGTTAGGTGACGTATTAGCACGCTTGCAACCAGGTGGAGATGCTGCTCGACGAGCATTAGGCTTATTAAGTAATTTTGGTGCTAACGCTAGGGCCTCTGCATCACCATCTCTTAACAATGCTAATGCAAGAGAAAATAGGTTGCAATTAGCACAAATCAAAACAGGCACAACCTATCGCAGGTTAGAAAACGAACAATTAAAGAAAAAAACTGAGGTTGACAAACTGTCAGAAAAGTTTGACGTTGAGCGCATAGGCTTAATGAAGGCACTAGGCGAGGCTACCGATGCTGAGACTAAGTTACGTATCCAAGCAAAGATCGCCATACTAGACAATAATGAGGCTTTGGCTAAGAAGTATCTTGCAGAGTTAAATGCTAAGACAGCTGCCGATCTATTGGCACAGTCCGCTAAAGATGCTGCCGATGCTTTAAATGCTTTGCCTAATAAGTACGATACAATTTTCCAAAACCTATCTGCCCAGTTTATTAAAGCAGGATCAGATATTAGTTCAGCCGCATCTTTAGCTGCCGATTCTGCTAGAAAACAAGCCGAGGCTGATGCATTCTTGAACAAGACTGGCAGATATGCAGAGTCAGGTAATATGCCATCTTCTCAAACGACTACAAATCAAGGCACCACAATTATCGACGTTACAGTCAACACGGGCGCAGTATTAAGTAGTAATCAAGATTTAGAACGTTATATCCAAGATGCTTTAGGTAACATTACTAAACTAGGTAATGGAGCATTGGTACCTGCTGGATCGATTGCATTCCAGTGACAGTACCAATAGTAAACGCTTACATAAATTTTAGCACTGGGCCAGCCTTTGCTCAGGCGATGATTTTAGATACTGGATTATTGGATGTAAATATATTAGAAGACTCAGCAGCCATTATTGTTGACGTGTCAAATCAAATTAACTTTATACAAACTACCAGAGGCCGTAATCCTTTATTTGATCAATTTCAGACAGGCCAATTAACGTTACGCATTGTAGATCAAAATGGCGATTTTAACCCAACCAACCCACTAAGTCCTTACGCTCCCGACCTAACACCTATGAAAAAGGTGCAGATCACTGCAACCTATGGCGCTACTACTTATCCTATATTTTCAGGCTTTATTACAAGCTATGTTAATACCCAACCTAAAGATGCTACAGAGGTGGCTTATACAACCATACAAGCTGTAGATGCATCTAGGTTAGCCAACAATGCTCAGATAACTACTGTGGCAGGTGCTACCGCTGGTGACTTATCAGGCACACGTGTAAATCAGATATTAGATCAGATCGACTGGCCAGCAACTATGCGTGATATTGATGCAGGTTTAACTACTTTGCAAAATGATCCAGGCACACTACGCACATCACTTGGCGCTTTGCAGATTGTAGCCCAGTCAGAGTATGGCGCATTCTATGTCGATGCTAATGGGGAGTTTGTATTTCAAGATAGAGCTGTAACCGCTGGCTCAATAGGTGGCACAGTAACTACCTTCAACGATAATGGCACAGGCATTCCATACGCTAACGCCAACTGGAAACTAGATGACACCCTAATTTTTAATTCATCTACTGTTACTAGGACAGGTGGCACGCCACAGACTGCTATTAACCAGCCCTCAATCGATAAATATTTTATCCATAGTTACCAGATCCAAGACCTGCTAATGCAGACCGATGCCGTAGCCCTAGATTACGCCCAGGCTTATACAGCCAGCCGTGCCGAGACTAGCGTGCGATGCGATTCCATCGAGCTAGACCTATACACAAACAATTACAACGCAGGCATAATTGCAGCCCTAGAGCTTGACTTCTTTGATCCGATCAGGGTGGTTACTACCCAGCCAGGTGGATCTACCCTAGATAAGACCTTGCAGATATTTGGCGTGCAAAACGTCATTACACCCAACAGCTTTAGAGTGGTCTTTACGACCTTAGAACCTGTAATAGACGCTCTAATTTTAAATAACAATATCTACGGCACTTTAGACTATAATGTGCTTAGTTACTAAGGAGTAAAAATGGCAGCAGGATTAGGATTTAAGGACTTTGCGACAGGCGAGGTATTGACCGCCGCCGATGTCGATGGCTACTTAATGCAAGGTGTCTGGGTCTTTGCCAGTGCCACTGCTAGAGATGCAGCTGTAACATCACCGCAAGAGGGAAATTTTGCATATCTTAAAGATACAAACGTAACCACTTATTATACTGGCAGTGCTTGGGCAAACCTAGATACAACAGGTATGACTAACCCAATGACAACTACTGGCGACACAATTTATTCATCAAGCGGATCGACACCAGCCAGATTAGGTATTGGCACAGCTGGTCAAGTGCTGCAAGTTAATTCAGGAGCAACTGCCCCTGAGTGGGCAACTCCTGCTGGTGGCGGTGGCTTTACTTCTCTAGCAAGTGGCAGTTTGAGTGGCACTTCAGTAGTTGTAAGTGTAACAACTACAGGCTATAAGGAATTAGTTGTTTATATGAAAGATGTTACTACTACCGCAGACTGGTTTCCTGCAATAAGACTAAATGGCGATGGTGGCACCAATTACACAAATGTTTTTCAATATATGACTTCAGCAACAGCATTAGCAACTTCGGCACAAACTAATGGCACTGAATTTTATGTGGACGGATTAGAAGCAACAGCGGCTGATAATTTCTCCGTATTTACTGTTTATGACCCAGCAAACTCTACTACTTATAAAAATTGTGTTTTTAATGTTGCTGGGCGTGGAAATGCAAATACTTTTGATGTTGCTCAAAGCGGGTATGGACAATGGAGAAATACTGCTGCAATTACTAGCGTAACTTTTGTACCATCTACAACTTATTCGACTGGAACTTATGAAATTTATGGGGTGAAATAATGTCTAAACCAATGATTAGAATTGTAGAACTTGATGGAACTGTTATTGATAGAGAATTAACAGATGCAGAACTTGCACAACATCAATTAGATATTGAAAAAGGCGAAGCAAGAAAAGCCGAAGCCCAAGCGAAAACTCAGGCTAAGGCAGTATTACTTGAACGCTTGGGTTTAACCCAAGAGGAATTCAATACCCTCACAGCATAATCTTGAGGAATTGTGCCGATGAAGCCTAAATTATGCGCAGCTGGAGTTCAGTTAAGAGATCAAGTTGATACCTGGTTTCCAGATAGGCGTACTGCCAGTGATGGGTGGGTGGGCGATAGCCGTCACGCCGCCAGAAAGTCGGATCATTCTCCAGACGAATTTGGGTGGGTCAGAGCAGTTGATATTGATTCTCGCTTGGGTTCACCCGAAGGGATCAGTGCTTATGTGGCTGACCAAATCAGAGTCGCTGGCAAAACCGATAAGCGTTTATCTTACGTCATCCATAACGGACACATCGCTAGCAAGATATTAAACTGGAAATGGCGCAAGTATCGTGGAGTAAATCCACACAAGCGACACATACATATTAGCTTTACAAAGTTAGGCGACAAAGA